TATACGCAAATGTGCGCGTCTTACCATCCTTGGATACAACCTTTGGCATTTTAAGCTCCTAATCTGGTTTTCTCTGCCCTTGCCGTCATTAAGTCATTACGACCCGGCCCACTGCCCGGCCCTAATCTGTCAGCGGAACTCATCAGCGGCCGGTTATCACCACGACCACCGCCAGCTCTTTGGCGTGATGCCGCTAACTTTTCTGCGCGTGTTGCGCCTGTCGGCGCGGCTGGCTTCTCTTCAACCACCGGCTTTGGTGCTGGCTTCTTTTTGCCGCCAAATAAACTACCCATAGCTCTATCCTAACGTATCTTGTACACCAGTCTGTGGTGTATCGCGTTCCATTGATAATAACATGCGCTGACCACCGACACGCCGAGCGCGTTGCCGCGATGCGATTGCTCGCATCTTTTGCTCTTCCTGTGCCTCTAGCCGCGCTTCCTGTCTTTCCTGAGCGGCCTTCAACTCAGGATCAGGCGCTGGCGGTTTTGGCGTTTTTAAAAATGACATCAGCCATACCTCGCTAACATTTCATGATCTGAGCCATCCGGCCCATAACCAACAAGTAAACCTTCACGCTGGAATTTTAGCGCATTTGCATACCTTATGGCAACCCTATCATTTACATTAACAGTTATCTGCATACGATGCAATTTCATCTCGCCCATCGCCTTGTCAAAATAACGCATTGCGCCGCGCAACATCTTAACGCCGTGACCCTCAACGACTGGCGTTGTCAGCATCCACGCCTCAGCCACGCCCGGCCACAGCTTGCACACACCAAAGAACAGCGCCATCTCGCCCTTGTACAGCGCAGTGTGCGACCACTCTTCGGCCGTGTACAGCTTCAGCACGTCCACAAAATTCGGTATATTGTCAAAGTAATTTTGTGTGTGAAAACGTAACTTGACATTCAGCGGATGCGCCCAGTGGAACTTAACAAAACTTACATCTGGGCTATTGACTATGTCGCCAATGGGGTTATGTTTATATGCATTCATATGTAAATCCTCCCCAACTACCCCGGCCCGATGCCGGGGATTTTTTTATATCTCTTCTATTTCACTATCAACAACGTCACCTATCTCAATCAGATCGTACTCACCACCCTCGCGCAGTTCACGCAAGGCGCTGTCATACGCATGATCAACATCATCAGCGCCAACAATGATCTCAACAACAACCTCAACTTTAAATCTTACGTTATATGTGCCTTGCATTTTACTCTCCCATTAAAAAACATCAAAATCCATATTGGCAACCGACTGCTTAAACTGCGACTTGCCCAAGTAATTCCTAGTCATAGCACGATGTTCGCCACCGCCCAACATTAAATAGCCATACGCATCACCAACGTGTGAATGCTCATTCTTGTTCGGCGCGTCCTTAAATCGTTCCTGACCACCGCCCATAGCCACACGTTTAAAGTGATAACCACCAGCTAAAGACTTACGCACCTTGTGACAGTTCTTACTCACAATGACCCCCGGCTTGCCGTCAATCAATCTATTCATCGGCATCGCGCCAGCTTCACGCCGCACCATAAAATCATTAGATGCAGTCGGTTGCGCCCTTAGCCCCAGTGTTCGCAAATGGTCAAATGCCGTCACCTCAAAGATTTCATCGCGCTTTACACCAGCCGGATCACCCCAGATAAATACTTCACACTTAGGAAAATGCGTCTGGATGTCAGCCATTAAATGATGGCAGAACCGTTCTAGCCCCATATCGAAGGCAACTAACTCATGCACGACATTCCACCGCCCATTCGGTAGTTTCTGCCCAAAGACAGCGGCAGGCGTTAAACCAAAGTCAAGCCCGATATGCACCGGCAACGCCGGTTCAATCTCAACGTCACCCGACATCAGGCTATCGCTAAACTCATGCCAGACCGGCTTGCCATCCTGCACATACACATACTGCGCCCCAGCGTAACACTGTATCCAATCCAGCGTCTTACCGGCTAGCTGTTGTTCATAATAACCCGGCGGCAAGTTATTCACGTTCTCAGCCAGCGGATTATTCAACCAATACTTGCCAGCCGCAAAGATATTGCCATCATGCTCTTTCGTCCCCTCGATAACACCGCCCGGCTGTTTGTAGAACTTCCAAGGATACTTGCCGCGAATAGGATTTTTCTCAGCTAGGTTCGGCCACCAGTGATCCGAATCCATCGGGTTGGTACTCATCCACACACCGCGCCAAGGACAGCCGCCGTGTTTCTTAGTCGGATAACGACCCACCCTCGATGTCAACCCATCGACCACCGCCTTCGGCAACTCTCGCGCCTCATCAATGAAGCCGCCAGTCAATTCCAGCGACAACAGCTTACGCACATCACGCGGTTGGTCTAACGCCAGAAAGATCACCTCACAATCAAGCCCAGCCGCGCCATCACGCGGCGGTAGCTTGATGTGATGGGTGATCGGTGGTGACCAACGCATTTGACCCCAAGTGTTCTCAGGAAATATCTCTTGCCACGTTTTTATAGTAGTCGTCCGCAATTCCGGATAAGAATTTCGTATCACTGCAAATCTGGAATACCTGATGCCATCCACCGGCGATGGCGGTTGTTTCACCGCCCTCAGCACAACTTCCGCAAGCGAAGCAAAGGTCTTCCCAGAACCCACCGGCCCCATCAATCCACGCACAAAGGAATCGTCTTGCAAAAATTTCCATACCGTAGGACTTTCCGAAAAATCTAAACTTAACCCAGTCAGCGCTTCTGGCTTTACCTTGCCGCGCCGCCTAGACCTATCTGTAGCACGTTCCGATCTACTCATCATCATCCTCTGGCGTAAAAATTATAACCATATCTGTCGTGACGCGCTCAACCTCAGCCTCAAGCATTACGCCGCGACAATGACTGCACACGACTTGCTGGCTATTCTCAAACACATACCCCGATGTTTCTTCGCCACAATCCTCACACTCAACAGGATTAGCAAAGAACCGCACAAACTTGCGATCATTTATTCCGATTACGTTTGACACTAGCGCCGTTACCTTTCCGCAAATATGCCCACCGCTTCCGAAACCTATGCTCAGGAATAGGTATCTCCGGAATGCGTAACAACTCAACTAACACCGGATCAGTCGTCTGTTTCTTTATCATCTAACACCTCATACGTTGTCGTCTTCGGCCCGGTCACATTAATCCCGATCATGCTAGGCCGCTGATCATCACTGTTCGGCTCAAGTAAACCTCTATGCTTCGCCAATAGCCGCAAGGCAGATAGCTTGTCGTGCATCTCTACCTCAATACTATTGCCGTGCTGTGTAGGCGTTACCTTCACCTTCTTAACCCCACGCCGTGCGCGGTCACTCAACTTATCTGACGGCGTTAAAAACACCTGACCCAGATCATCCCAGTTCAGCACATCAGTGATAGCGCCAGACCCAATAGCCTCAAGCTCTTGAATTACCGCCTCACGTTTATCTACGTCCGGGCTGGCTAGCGCCGCACGTTGCTGTCTAACTGTCATTGGCTTCTTGTTCACCATCAATACACTCCGATCCTATAGCCGCATAGCCTGCCAAGTCAATCCAGCTATCCTGATGGTCTGGCGTTTCTACCAGACGCGCTAGCTTTACCGCCGCCATAGCCATCGCAACCTGATGCGCTTTGACCTCACGGCCGAATATCACTGTCCACAATACCGCAATTCTTTCGTGATTGGTATAAACATCGCCGTAGTCATCTCCGCGATTGGCTACCGTACCCAGTGCGGTTTCTAATAATTGTTGTTTGTCCATTTCGTTTTTCCATTTTCTGCCAAAATTTTGTGTGACACCCCTACGTAGTAGGGCAGGGGCGTGGGGGGGAAGGGTATCGATCCTGTGTGTGGCTGTGGGAAACCGAACCCTTTTCTGGCCGTGCAAAAGCAAACCACCGATTGCCTCACTGCATAACACCGATGTGCCGCGCAACGTCTGCGAGCGCAGGCACCCCTGCCCTTCGTTCAATGGCTTGGTCACACACGACCAGCGTTGCCGCAATGATGTCGTCAACACTATGCCCTGCCGCCGCCAGCTTTCGGGCGTGAGCTATCTCATTGTCGAACAGCCTGACCTGTCCTGTCGCCTTCTGGACAGCCGCCAGATAGGCGTGAGCGAGAGAGTGAGAGAGTAGTTCTACATCCCCTGTAACCCCTTTATCTTCTATTGGTACGACTTCCTGATCGTCAACCATCTGCAACGGCTTCGCCCTCTGCATCTCTTCATACGTTGGCAACGGTTCGTCACCATCCCACAACACCTGATATCTGTTCGTATACCAGCCCTTGTCACTGCGCTGGTAATCCTTTGGATGCAACTGCCGGACGTACTTCTTGCGCTTCAGCACCTTCAATGCTTCGAGCGGTGTGCGATGTTCGGCATACCCTGTCACTTGACATATTGTTTCGAGCGATGGCCAGCACACACCGGCACGATTAGTGAAGCTACAGATTGCACCAAGTACACGCAGTTCGCGTTCCTTCAACGTGCGATCCTTGAACACACGCATCGGCATCACCGACCACGGCCGCTTGTTTTCAGAAAGGTATGTCATCATCTAATTCCTCAATAGGTGTTACACTTACTACCTCAGCACCGGCGAAGATACTCTTAACCTTATCCACCTGCGCGTGTATCTTTTTAATCTGCTCTTGATCCTTGGCATGTAGGACACGCCCTATCTCTTGAATAGAGTACACGCACATGTCACGGTTCTCACGCGCAACCTTGCCAGCTTCAAACTTATCAGCACATATAGCCAGCACCTTACCATCAGGCATCAGACC